CGATTGCTAATGATTTCATTTTAAGTTTCCTTTAAGTTAATGAAGTAGATTTATATGTCTACATATATATAACGCGGCAGCTATTGATTCCGTTGACATAAATACATATTATGTTCTATATATCTTATCAAGGAATCTACGATGGCAAAGACTATGAAGATGCCAATACACCGAGCCAAATAAGTAAAGCCCAACAAAGGGGGTTTTCCTGTTTAATTGATGTTTGGAGAATAAACAACAAACTGTATGTTGGTAATGGTCAACCTTTAATTGAAGTCACTGAGAAGTATATACAGGGTAATAGATTTTGGATCAATGCAGTTAACACAGATATGCAAACTTGGATTGCTACTCAGCCTAGTAATTTATATCCAAACTATTTTCATTTTGACGCATCAACTCCACCTCCACCATATGCTACTGCTAGCAATGGTAAACTGATTACTCCTGGAACAGTACCTATCAATACAAATAGTGTTATGTTTTTACCGGAGATAAATGACCGCAGTTTACTCAGTATGGTAAATGTACGATGCTATGCTATATGTAGCACTTACCTATTTACTATCCGACGTATGCGTAATGAGGGTGTCTGGTATTAACCACCACGCCCGGTTCTACGAACCACTGACGCACCACCAAAGCCCTTACTAGGCTTAGGAGCTTTTTGCTGTATTGTTTTTGAACCAGGCAATCTAGGACTATTCTTTTTAGCTTCGTTGGCCATATTGATAAATGGATTTGGGCTTTTCTTTTCTTCTGTCATTTTTTAACCTTTATTGAATCTAAGTATTCGTTCACATTTCCATATAGACTCACCATCATAGCGATTTTGCTATCATAGAATCTAATGAATGGTTTACTTTTCTTTCCATCTTTATTTACCCCCATATAGTAGGGGCATTTGATTTTTTTGTTGAGTTCCATTACCCATGAATAATATCCATCAGATGGTCTTGTTGCTAGGTCGTATTGATAGAATTCTATCTCAGCCATTCTGAATGCTAGATCACCATAGTCGGTTAGTCTAAGTCCCTCACCCCTACCAGTCTGCCACCATTTAAATAGTAAGTCATCTGTGGGTGTAGTACGTTCTTCATTTAATTCGTGCGGCAACTCTTTTGCCACGGCTTCTGTGATTATTTGTTTGTGTGTTTTACGTTCCGACATTAAATTATGTGATTTTCAAATAATTTAACTATATCGTCCCAACTCTTTGATTTCCAATACATATAATTTTCGTGTGGTATAAGTTTAGGTCTTAATGAGAATAATAGTCTTTCTGAGTGAGCAACTGCTTTGTGCGGAACTGTGATGTTAAGCAAATATGCCCCGGGTTCCATCTCATAACTTTTATAAGGTTCTTGTGTTGTTGTCCAGTTGCGTTGTGGATATTCTGGATCATCCGAAACAAAAATATTTTTATCTAATTGTGAAGGAAGATAATACTCCATTTTGGAACTTCCGAATACAACAAAATTAATTGCAAACAGTGTCATTGATGGATTTTCTAAATCATCAGGATTAGCATCGTTCAATGACCAATTATCAGAATGTATATGTGCTTGATCGTTGTTATCTAATAGGAACGTGACAAGTTCTTGCCAGTTAATATTATTAAAATTTAAATATTCTTCTTTCAGTACTTCTTCAACTTTTGAAATTTTAGGAATTTTTAACCTGTTTTCCCAATTTAATTTTTGTATTTTTTGTTTCCAATCATCTTTAATCAAGTCTTGGAAAAATGGTATATTCAATTTATAACATAATTCATTGTTGTTCATAGTTTATTCATCCGGGTATACACATGTACCTTGATTCATAAAGACAACTGTAAATTTGTCTGTTTTGAATTGAGCATTTAGTTTACGGCAAAGATTTCTAGCATGACCTGGATTACTGAAGCTAGTCTTTTTGTATTTAGGCGTAGCATCAGGATCCTGATAATGTTGTGATTTTAGATTGATAGGTTGATTGTCATAAAATACTGCCCATATGCCTGCGGCTTCTACAATCTGGTCACATTTATATGTAACTTTATCTACAATCTCTAATAATAATTTAGGTTGTGTTCTACTCATGACCATTTACCACCATTGACTTCTACCTGTATTACAGAATTGTCAATGGATTCCTTTTTGTTGTTTAATAAATCGTAATTATCTGACAGTAGTTTTGCTATCTCGTCCCGCAACATTCTTGCTTCTTCCATAGGAAGAATCACATTTGTTCCAGTCTTCCCTTCACTAGCTGATACTCTATCAATAAAACGTTTTATTATAATCATATACTATTTAGCACATTTTCTGCCTCGGACTTAGTTTTATAGGGCCCTGTGTACTCATAACGCTGAATAAAGATGTATTTAGGGCAGAAAATTGCTTTACTTTCCGCACCCTGCTTAACTGTATACCATCCTGCGGCATAATAGCACTTGCTTTTAACTGTTTTTGTAAACAAATGTAGTTTACGCTTTACGTCTAACATACTGTTATATACCTTTGCAGTAGTTGGATACTCGCTGAAGGGCAAGTCTTTTACAGTAGTTTTAAACTTAGTAACATTCTCAAACTTGATGTTAGTAATCCGTTCAATGGCCTTAGTGTTTTTGTAATGTGACTTACTACCATTTAGTTTCACTTCAAAGCCTGATCCGTCTGCTAACACATTACCAACTTTTTCATCTCCGTCAGTAACAATCCAAAATTGATTTTTAACTACAGGTTTTGCAATTAGTGATTTATTCATTATCTTCCTTTAATAACCATCCATGTTGTGATATCTTATGCAACCAACTGAATACGGGATATTCATATTTCAATGTCCATACACCTTTTTCATTTGTTGCGTGTCTAACTATCTCACCGTTCCCCATATCAAACATTGATACGTCGTTTACCGTGTAGTCAACACCTTCTATGGTTAATATATTTGTACCATATACACATTCTAACGTATCACTATCAACAACAACTCCGTTATGTTTTATGGTGATAGGTTCACTATGCGTTACGTTAAATAGTACTATATTTTGCATAAAAATTCAATAGTTTTGGGTACATGTCTACAAATTTTGTCGTAGATATTTTATCCAATTCTTTGTTATAGCTAACAAATTTTTGTCTTAATTCTTCTATATTATCCGGTTCAATTTCTTCCAATCTTACCAGCAATGATTCAATTTGATTTTTAATGCCATGTAACGATCTAATTGCTGACGGGCTAATCTTCTCATCTGACGATAATATATGCATATATTTAGACCTAATTTTAGCCACTATTTCATTTTTTAAGTCCTTAGGTAGAATAAAACACTTTAAGTATTGAGGATTGTCAAGTACATTGCTATCAAATACTAGTTTATGTTCCAATGCAAAATCTAATATAGTATCGTAATGCATAATACTCAATGCTTGTGGTACAGTTCTCAGTACAATTGGTATACCTTTGCTGACAAATTTCAATATGTTTTCTTGTATTGTTTTGTAATCCGAACCCATTCTAACATAGTCGTTGGTTTCGTGCATATTCTCTATGCTAATTTCTATTTGCACTGACTTAAAATATTTGAGTTTTTCAAACAAATCTTCTTTGTATATCGTACCATTGGTAACAAATGTAAGGTGGAAATCTGTTTTGTCATTGTCTATGCACCAATTAATAAACTGATAGAATCGTTTATGATATAGTGGCTCACCTCCCATGAAATGTAAGAACAATAATTGGTCATTGTTTTTTACTAATTCTAAGAACTCATTCCATTTATCATCATCAACCGTCCAATCAAGTAAGGTAGGCTCATCTTTACTCATCCAGTCGATTTTCTTATATGCATCTGCTAGTTGCGAACTATATGCAGGGAAGCACATCCTACATTTCATGTTGCATAGATTGCTAAGTGTAATATGCATGAATGCAGGGTAAATAGTTTTATCACCATTCATTCGTTTATATGCAGGACTCTGCATTAAACTTTCTTTAAAGTACTCACCGTGATATACTGCGGCTTGTATATTACGTTGCATTCTATGACTGATTAATTTGTTCTTCTCATTATAATAACATGCGCTACATGCTGAACTTTCTACACCATTGGCAATATTATTTCTAATAACAGTTGGTTGATTGCCGTGGTTAAACCAATCTAAAAAGCTTAGATTAGATTTCTCAGTTTCATTTTGCCTAATATTATGACAGCATCTCATACTGCCATTGGCATCTATCCGTAGTTCATACCATGGACTGATACAAGTTACATTATCGTTTGGAAACTTTTTTAGTTGGTTCGTCATCAAAATTTATTAATCGTTTCACACCTTTATGTTTAATAAAGAGGTGATCTGTATATTTACCATCTATCTTTAAAGGCAAATCTAAATGTATATGTAGCATAGGACCAGTTTGGTCACTAATAAGTGTATCGTTACCTACACTACCGACCCATCGAATCTTTCCATGCATTCCGGTTACTCTAGCCATGAATTCATATACAGGCTTGTAGCGGTTCTTTTCAAAGTAATCAGCAAGGTTCATAGTTGAAACTTTTTCAAGTAGTCTTTAGCTATACTATAATCTTCTACGAATGGTTCATCTAGCATCTTACGATATTCAATGATAATTTCCATAGCATATGCTTGATCCTCATCTTCTAATGAGTACCACCACTCTAGTAATTGTTCTGGTGTTTTGCTTAAAATGTATTGTAAGTTGTTGTAATCTCTGTTCATTTTATTCTCCTAGTTGTTCCCAAACGTATTCAGATTCTTTCATATATGCTATTGGTTGTAGCCAACCATTCTTTATAGCTTCCATAATCATAAGTTTATATTGTCTTGGACAATCATTGCTAATTTCAAACCCAGCACGTGGCGCCATATGAAATCCGTTATGAATACAAAAGTCAGGGTCATCCTGTCGTATTGTTTTAATAGTTTTTTCAGGAGCAGTAAAGGTCATGCCAGTTTACCTGTATAAGGACTGTTCAACCATTTTGAATATATTTCCGCTTGCTCACTAATCTTAGTTAACTCGTACCGACCACAAAATTTCATAAAGTGTAGGCCCACTTGCGGAATAGTTGTTACACGGACACTTTCACGTATGCGCTGGTCAACTGCATCCTTGATTTCTTGCGGCTGTGCCTTCAAGTCAATGAGGGTTTTGTTACGCTCAAATGCATCTTTAACACGAACCTCGTTACCGTCATGGTCGATATAACGCTGAAGCATCAGATTGTTATAATTGAACCCCTGCTTATGACGGTCTTCATACGCTTCCATGATACCTACTTTGTTCTTAGAACCTTTCTCACGCACACCTGGATAAGCACTGAATACGTTGTCGCCTGAATCTCCCCTAAGAATTTTTTTGAATAATCCGTAATCGGGATCTTCTAACAATTTAGGCTCTTTAGTTTTCTTATCAATGACGGGTTTACCATTTTCTTTGAAGTAGCCTTTAAGTGTGATTAGTTCGTTAGTCACCCCATTATATTGCATTACGTTTTCACTAATTAATTGTGTGTAGTCTCCATCTGTTGAAATTATGTAGTGGGTGGCGTCTGGGTGCAAGTGAATGAATCTAGCAATCATGTCATCTGCCTCGGCACGTTCATGCCTTAGTACAGATACGTTGGTTCGGTCTTTAATGAAAGTTGTAAATTTTTCATACGTTTCCCAAAACATTTTTGACTCTTCGGCTTCTTCCTCAGTAATAGACATAGCATCAACTACACGATTCTTTTTATATGGAGCATAGAGATCCTTTCTGAACGACCTGCCCTCTAAACAGAATACGACATGATCGATTCCATATTTGCGAACAGCTTGATTAACTGATGCAAGTGTTAAGTGAAGGGCCATGCCTATCTTCTCTTCCAATGTACTAGAACGTGATGCCACATGTCTAGCACGGAAGAAAGTATTTGCAGTATCGATGAGTGCGTAAGTTTGGGTCATGTGTCGGATATCTATATAGTTGAGTAATATGTGTAGATTATACACATATTACTCATTGTTGTCAAGTTAAATGCATTCCAAATATTTATCAGGATCATCCTTAATATTTTTAAAAACATCGCTAGGACTGAATGGTAAGAATTCCTTCTTCACCCTATAAATTTCAGGGTAGTTAGTTTTACATCTTGCTTCAATAAAATTAACAATTTGTTTCCCATCAATATTTTTTTCAGGTTGAAACCATTCTAATTTTTCTGTAAACAAGATAAGTAAATGCTCACCCCATTCATTTTTTAAGTGGCTTTCAAGGGCTTTAATTTCTGACAACTTGCCATAATACAAATAATCAAAAACTTGATCTTTGTTAGCACCGGGATTGATATATCGTTTTTGCAAATAGTTTTTAATATTTGCACTTTTAGTTATACCAAAACCCCATATGCCATTATGGCGAAGTTGCAGAATATAAAACCAACCACACCGTTCGGGTAGTTTGATTTTAGGCATTGTTCACAGCCTCATGTACATCAATCTCATCCAAGTAGTCATACAAGTCTACACCGGCATAGTTGAAGTCGTTCACATCATTAGTCAATGGATGAGTACCACCCATTTGTTGATAAATCTTCAATACGATTGCCAAAGCACAATTAGTTGAATTCAACTTGTGATTCTTAATGTTTGGGTATGCAGCCTCATGCCAAGCAACGTGTGCATTCTCAGTTGCCTTCCGTAGCGTACCCAAATCAGTAAAACACTTCTTAATGATAGCATGAAAATTGTCTAAGAATTCATCCCATGCAGGGCCTGTCATAGGAATATGCTTAGATTTCATATTGTCATACAAGTGACCGTACAAACCAAAAACTGCACTGTCAACTTTTGTACCATGCCAATATGTCTTGTGTGTAGCAAGAATAAATTCTAGTGTCTTATGACTCCAATTGTATACTGCGTCAATGCGATCCAATGTACCTGCTTTGCCTTTCTGCGGATGACTAGCAGAAACAGGGATAGCTTCATACTTCTCACAAATAGCCTGACGCTTTGTGGCATCTACATATTCTTTAATAGTAGAACCATGTTGACGAACTCCTGCAACCTTGATTCGGTGAAAATCAAATGCGGTCCATTTCTTCTGACCCTTACCATTTCTATGATAAGCCGCTTCGTTAGCAAATGCAATATCACTATTATCAATGATAAAGAATGGATATTCCATATCTTCCCATTTGTTAGGGTCAACCCCTTCCCACAAATCATTTTTAGCAAACAAGCCAACTACGTTGATGCCGTGTTGAGTATCAAACAAGGGGTTAGATGTGCGATCGGCACTTACTGTAGCAAAAGCTGGGCTCAGTAATTCTTCCTGACAATTTTCCATAATGTCAGCAATGTGCTTGGGAATCACAAGTCGTTGAGTTTCTTCTAAGAATGTTGCACGTCCAATTTTATGTTTGGTAGTAGTACCAATTTTGCTTGGATCAAACTTCTTTTTCTTCTTTTTCAATTCAGCCAACATGTTAGCAATGATGGGATTTTTTTCAAGTTCCGCAACAGATTGTGCTAATGTTTTGGGCTTTGCGCTTTTAAGACGCTTACTATCAAGTGGGTTTCTGATTTTTGAGATATCAATCACTTGACCTTTCGGAACGTCAGTCCACGGAAAGGATTTATTTTTTGGCGATAATTTTGCCATTTTGTTGCTCCATTTAAGTTAATGTATTAAGCACCTTACTCAATACAAACTCTAGTATAGCATCAAATTGATTTATTGTCAACCTTTATTTTTAGCGTTTGTAGCTAGTAAAGAAGCTCTAATTTTCTCTCTGGTTTCAATACTAACCACATGTCCTTTTCTCTTTTCTGAAAACTTTGCAATTGCTTCAGGTGTGCGCTTTCTACCCTTACTTGCTTTGCTAAGTTTGAGTCTAGTTTCATCATTTACTGGTGGTTTTTTCTTTGCCGCCTCACGTAAATTTGCTAGATGTTCATCACTTAGTTTTTTCCCTTTTTGCGCTTGGCTAATTTTAAGTTTTGTTTCTTCAGTCATTACTGAATTTCTGGGCCATTTTATAGTATCGTTATCTATAGCCTGACATATCTCAATTGAAGGACTATTACCAAATGCTTTTATCTGTCGTTCTATCATTCCTCTAGATATACCATGAAGTATTCCTGCTCGGTTCATGTTATCATACCACACACCTCTATATTCAATAACAGTGCTAGGGCGTATTGGGCCAACAAATGACTGTTTTAGTTCTCTAGCTGTTCGTTTGGCTCTTATTTCTTCTAGTTTTGCTTTATGCTCATCACTTTTATTTCGTCTTTCGGGTGTCCATTTTGCCTTCATCTTAGCAATAGCCTCTTCCGACATTTTTTTTCCCTTGTTGTGCGGAACTCTACCCATGGCAGCCGCGGATAACTTAGCTTTAGCTTCAGGTGTTTGTGACCATGTACCGGGTTTACGTACGGTACCATTTTTTTCCATTGTAGCCCTCATTTTTGCTAGTTGCTCGGGGGGAATTTTCTTTCCAAGATTTGCTTGCCGTAACTTTTCTTTTTGTTCAATTGACATAGGAACTCCTTTGTTGTAAGGAGTCTTCCCTAATCTGCCTAGACCCATTTTTCTTCTAGTATCATCTGAAATTTCTTTTTCGGACATCAAACGCTTTAACATTTCATATTTGCGACTAGAAATCTTTTCACGTTTTTGATGGGGATTATTGTTAGTAGCAAGCATCCATACTGCATAAATCATTTTACCTTTAAGTAAACCCTCTGTCATTCTAGTTAACAACCAATGACATATAAAATGTTCTCTGGCAGTAAGTTCTACTAAATTTTCTTTTTTATTTGAGCCACCAAATGATTTAGGAATAATATGATGTTTTTCTTTATATCCATCTAATGTTCTACTTTGCGCTCTGTTGACAATTTGATAGTATATTCTAGTATACTTATTATCTAAAAACATCAGCTTACCTCAGTACGGCCATTTCCTAAATCCCTTGTGACTACATTGCGTACATCTCCGGGTGCCCGTTTATCTGGATCAGCTATCTCCTGTTCAAAGGTCTCTAACACGGTTGCTCTGCACAAGTTAGTCCACCAGCGATCCACGATATCATTATCTGTATCAGTCTCTTTCATTTTGTAACCTGCACGAATCAGATTCAATACAAATTTATCATTGAAGTCAAGTTCCACTGAACCACTGTTAATATCCTTAGGATCTATTTCCATCTTTACAATGTTAACATAAGGCTCACCTGCCGCAGTTGCTTTTTCTTTTTCAGTAAGTTCAGGTGCAACTTTCTTTTCTTTAACCTTGCGTGGTTTCTTTTCCTTAACAGGTTCGGGTTTCTTAAATAGATTCTTTAATTTTTCAAACATTTGTATCTCTCTAGTAATTTAAAGCTGGCAAGATTCTTTGCCTTCGATTCACACATCATATCAAATTTATCAATGAATGTCAATGCCCAATCGTTCACAGCTTCGTTCCAATAGTAATCACTATGTGCCCGAAGTTTTTGCTTACTGTATCCTGCCTCAATCAACGCATCATGGGCGGGACGTTCATTTCGGGAGTGTTCAACAAGACAATCTTCCCTACTGACAGAATAGTGTAAAGTAGGGCGAACGCCACGCCAACTGTCAATGACCCTTTTAACACGGTCATCAGTAGGTTCGATATATTCTCCTTCACGTATCCAGTGATGGTGTATGTCCATGACCGTAGGTACGAGGTCAGATAATGATAAGCAGTCAGTAAGTCCATGTGTGTATTCCTCATTCTCTAGTGTTAGTGTGTTTCTCGCTTCTGGCGACAATCTGTTGTATACATCTCTAATGCCTTGTGGTCCTCTACGTCCTGAGATATGTACATTGATTTTCATATCTTGAAACTTTTGCCCATAACCCATCCATCGAGCCATGTCACAATGATATTCAAATTCTTCTATACTCTTATTTACTACTTCTTCACGGTCACTTGCTAAAACTACAAACTGATCGGGGTGAAAACTTAGACGAACATCATTAGCACGTGCTGTCTCACCGATAGGTGCAAACCATCGTTGCAAACTACTTTGTACATCACTACTTTGCCAGAAGTCTTTGTACTCATCCATTGTATAGAAACTGAGCATGTCACTAGTAAGACGCAACATACGCAATTGTGGATCAAGTGTTGCAACACGCTTAACCAATGCGTGAGTATTCATAATATTGCGTTTAGCAACATCCATAATCTTTTCTTCTACGACACTACGACTATTACGCTTTGCCCAAGCATGAGTTGTGCCGCCTGTGTTAAGACCTTCGGCTGAAACAATCTCACCCTTCTTGTTGATTTCTGCCCATTTACAAGCGAAACCGATGCGTTTGACTGACTGATTTGTATACATAGATAGACCAAAATGATAAATAATATATACAGTGTAGCATACCTACGCAATAAAGTCAACTATTTACGGATACCACTATGAGAGCAAACGAATTTATTATAGAAGCCGCTAACCCAGAACAACAAGCCGCTATTGCTATTAGCAAGAAAGAGGAAGTGGATGAGGATTGGCAGAAAGTCAACAAGAAAGACAAGACTGACGGCATGAGTTCCAAAGCAGTAAAAGCCTATCGTAGAGAGAATCCAGGATCTAAACTAAAGACTGCGGTTACTACAAAGCCAAGTAAATTGAA